CCGGGTTCTTCGCCTTCCACCCAAAGTTAACCCCGCGCACCTTATAGCGCTGCTCCTTGAGCCGATCGAGGATGCCGTACCCGAGTCCGCCCTCGTCGATGACGGTAAACACCGGGTTGAACTCCTCGATCGCATCAATAACGCGTCCCACCGTCGTCATGGTGTCGTCGCCCTTGTACCGCTTGATCGCGATAATGTCGCGCCCTTGCCGCGCCACGATCACGGTGCTGTCGGCGCCTGAGCGCGCTGGATCCACCCCGAGCACGATCGGCGCCGTCTCATCCTTCCACCTTGGCCGGTGCGCAGCCGCCTCGACTACCGACGGGCCAATGAACTGATCGTCACCTTCGAGCGGAAACTGACCGTACACCTCAACGCGCGCCTGGGGGCTGTCGGCGCCGTACTCGTCGATGATCTGCTGGTACACCGCCTTGTCGGTGTCCTCCACCTCACGCGCGTCGATGCTCTCGGTCTGCCAAAACGCCCGCTTGGCGTTGAAGCACTCAAAGAAGTACCCCTCGTTGCGGCGCGGGTTACTGAACGCGCACCAAAAACGGTGCGGTGTGTTTTCCGTAAAGAAGCCCGCCGACACCGCCCAGATGGGGTCAGGTATACCGCTCGCTTCGTCGAAGATGACCATGACGCCATCATGGTTGTGCACGCCCGCGTACGCGTCGGGGTTCTCCTCCGACCACAGCCGGCCTTCAACCGACCAGTAGCGCGTGCCCTTCTTAAGGTCGCGCTCGACCAGCTCCGCGATCCACTTGGCCGGCATCACCCGCGTGGCGGACACCTCAAACCAATGGCTGTTCATCATTAGCGCCAGCCACTTAGTGATCTCGGCCCACGTCACCGAGCGTAGCTGCGCCTCGCTGTTGGCCGACACAATAGTTGTGCTGCCTATGCGGGTGGTGAGCATCCACAAGATTAGCCAACTGACCAGCGCTGACTTGCCGATACCGCGCCCGGAGGCCGTCGCCGTTCGCAGCACCTCAAACGCCTCGCGCTGTTTATTAGCCCGAATATGCGTAGCAAATTTGCGCAGCATCTTTAGCTGCCATGTGCGCGGGCCAGTGAAGTGCTCAAGCGGGGTGCCTTTCTGCCCCCACGGAAACACGAACCGCACGAACGCCTCGGGGTCGTCCTTAAGCGCGGGCGACCAGAGCTTGCTCATTAAGAGCTGTTCATCTTCACCGTTATAGATCGGCAGTTGCATGTTCGCCTTCGATCGTCAGTGGGGCGCGTACGTCTTGACCCAATCGGCCAGCAAGCACGCGCGATTCCGCCTCCTGCAGCGCCGCTGTGATGCTGATCTGTTGTTTGATGTCGACTTGCACCTGTTGCTTCGCCACCCAGCCATGCACATGCGTGAGGATGGCAAGGGAGGCTTTGGTGTCTCCGGCTTTAGCCGCAAGATGTAACTGCGTGGCGGCTTCAGCCTCGCCATCGGCGCGACCTTTCTGTTCGGCCATTTGGGCTATGGGGTCTAACTGACATAGGCGCCGGTACTCCGTTGGCAACAACCCGGCGGCTAACGCCAGCGAGTCACCTTTCAAACCAATCTTCGCGGCGTCGTATATCGCCTGCAACACTTTTTCGGTCGCCCTGATTTCGCGGGGCGCGAAGGGTAAGGACTGGAAGCTCATACAGTGAGCATAGCGCGGTTTGCATAAAAATAAAAAATTTTTTGCGAACCCTCCATAGCTTTTTTGGCCGGTCGCTCGGGCCCTCCCCCCCATCGAATCGAGCGCGCCGCCATCGAGCCCGTCAGCCCGCAGGCCTGCAGGCCACCGGCCGCCAGCCCGCCAGCCCTCGAGCTCGAGCACGCCGTCGGCGATCGCCAGCGCTCGAGCTTTGGGTCATTTGGGTCATGGTGCGCGAGCCGGTGCGCGCGCCAGCGCGGACGTGCGGCCATCGAGCTTTGGGTCATTTGGGTCACGCGTTGGCCGATGACCCAAATGACCCAAGCGCCGGGGAGCTGGGCGCCCTTTGGGTCATTTGGGTCATTTTGTCACGCGAAAAAAGTCGGAGCGCCGAAACATTTGCGCGCTGATGTGGCGAGAGCTGTATGCCTATACAGTAAAAATACAGCTTTACAAATTGATATAAAAACATGACCCAAATGACCCAAACGATGCGCGCGCACTATGTTTTCAGGCTCGCGCTCATGGGTCATCGAGCTCGAGCCCATGACCCAAACGCGACCCAAATGACCCAAAAACCGCATGACCGCCTGATGAACGCCTAAACAAATAATCTTTGACAGCATCGAGCCGCCATCTAAGATGAGCGGGCCGGCAAAAACAACAGCGCGCGCCGGCCGCGCAGATAGGAGCACATGACCATGACTAAGAACGAACAACGCCAGTTCACCATCGCCCGCAAGCTCGTCGCCGTCGAGATGCCCGACGCCGCCGTGCGCATCCTCTCGATTGTCCACCGCAGCGCCCGCCGCCGCGCAACGCAAGCTGCAGCGCTCGAGCTCGCGATCGAGCTAGGCGTCGCCGATCGCGTCGCGATGATCAACGGGTGCATGGCCCACATCGAGGACGCGGGCACTCAGGCGGTGCGCTCATGAGCGCCCGTCCCGTGCTCGCGTTCAACACCGGCCGCATGTATAGCCCGGCCGGCCAACGCATCGCTGCGACCCGGCTCGACGACGGCCGGGTCGTTTTCGTCGATATTGATCGCGACCTCGAGTACGTCATTCTGGGCGAGCCTGAGCTCACCCAGTTTGACGTCATGTTCGCGTATGACCGGAACATGGGCGCCGACGTGTATATCGCGATTCCCGACTTCGACGAGCGCGAGCGCGTGCTCAGCCAGCTGCGCGCTGCAGCTGAAAACGTGCGCACATGGCAGGCCGCGCGATGGGTGCGCTCATGACCCGCGTGCTCGATGCCATCGTGCTGACGTGCGTCGGCGTGCTGTGCGCCGCGATCGTGCTCGACGACTATAACCTCGCGATCGGCGCCGGCCTGTTGGCCGGCGTCGCCGCTCTCCTCGATGACCTCATTCGCAAGTAACCTAGGAGCTACTACCGTGCAATACACTCTCACTGTATCTCTCTCGACCCTGCGCGCTGCGCGTACCCATTCGGCCGATGGCGACATTCGCCGCTATCTCTGCGGCGTCTTTCTCGACACCCAGCGCGGCAAAGTCATCGCGACCGACGGCCACCGCATGCTGGTCGCGCATGCGCGCGGCGTGCGCAGCGCCGCAGCGCCCGTGATCATTCCGAATGACTTACTCGATGCCGCGCTCAAGCAGTTCGGCGGCGAGTACGCGCGCGGCAAGTCGCTGGGCGCGTGCGACGTGTCGATCACGATCGACGGCGCGCAGAATTCTCTCTCGATCGCGACGCCGACGGGTCACGTCACCGGGCGCCCGCTCGACGGCCAATTCCCTGATTGGCGCAGGGTCGTCCCGAAAGGCGATGAGGAAGGCCTGCTCGATGGCGCGCCGGCCGTGCTCAATTCGGACTATGTGACGGATGCGTGCGCGGCGTTCGCGATCGCGCGCAACATCTCGAAGGCGAAGGCGGGTCACCATGCGGTGCGCGTGCTGCAGCGCGGCGAATTCCCGGCGATCGTGTGCGACACCGACCCGGATATGGTCGTTATCGTCATGCCACTGCGCGATCGCATGGTGGCTGAGGCGCCGATCGCCGCGTGCCGCATGGCGCATGACGACGCGCTGCCATACAGCGACGACACCGCCGAACGCGTCGCGCTCGAAGCTGCAGCGGCCATATCGAGCGCCGCCTGATCCGTTTGCTCCATTCGGGCGCCGCCTGCGGGCGCCCTCTTTTTACCCTATCGGAGAACCACATCATGTTGACCACACAATCGACCACCGCCGCCAGCTACCCGCCGGCCGATACCCTGCGCGATAACATTATCGAGGCGCTGTACAGCTGGATCCGCCAGCGACCCGGACTCGACCCGCGCAACTATATTTCCGACTGGCGCGACGCCGCCGGGCGCGCCGCGTACCGCAGCGACGCGCGCTCGATCACGACCCAGCTACATCATGCGCGCGCGATGCTGCGGTACATCGAGCTGCGGCCGTCGATCACTGGCGCGATGCTGCAGGCGGCGCTTGATCAATCGAGCCGGCTCTCATATTCGGCCGATGAGGGGCTCGACTACACCACCGGCCAATATTGGTCGATGGAGTACCGCGCGGCGGCGTGCCGCGTGATGGCGAGCGCCATCTGGGACTGGCTGCGCACCGACGAGAGCACCGGCGAGTCGATCCGCGAGGCTGCGCGGCGTGAGCTCGGTGCGACGATCGCGCGCCGGTGGTTCTCATGACCCGGCCAACATCGCCAGCGCGCGAGCGCTGCCCGTGCTGCGCGGGCTCAGGGTACGACGCGCTTGCCGTCGACGAGGACGGCGGCGCCATCACATGCTGGGCATGCGACGGCGTGGGCTTCGACCCATGGCCGCCGCCTGAGTACGCGCGCGCTCGCGCTGAGGGTGACGCCTGGGCGGAGCAGGAGCGCCAGGCGTTCGAGAGCTTGCGCGGCGAGTTGAAAACGCTGACGGAGCTGATACAACAGGCAGAGAGGCGCTGAGATATGCTTCGATGGTTATGGAACTATTGGCGCCGGCGTGATGAGTACCGCCGGCGAGAATGGGCGAGCGTGCCGCCGCCGGCGTGGGGCGCCAAGCGCTCGGGTCGCGACTATTGGTGAGCCATGGCGAAAATATCAGACGACGAGCTGCGCGATTTATTCGGCGCCGATGACGTGCCACACGGCCCGGCCGCCGCGCGATGGGAGAGCCCAGACAAGCGCGCGGAGCGCTACCGCAAGGCGCTCGAAGGCATCCTAGCCTGCGCGCCGTGTAGTCGCGCCGTGATCATGCTGCAGGCGGTAGCCGCTCGCGCTCTAGGGTATGACGCCTTAGAGCGCGAGCTACTGCGACGCCTAGAGCCGCCCACATGATCGCGCTATTTGTGGGCGCGATCGTGGCGGTCATCTGCGCTTGGCTATTTAACGACGGCGAGTGACGGCGGCGCGGTGGGCTCCACCGCTCGCCTGAGCTCCGACTTGCTACGCGTGACCATATCAGGCGCGCAGAATAAGTGCTTCTTGCTCGGGTAGTCGCCGCTCGCGACGCGCCCTAAGTCTTGCCACCCAGCCTCGCGCAGCGCGTGCAAGAGCGCCGACTGCGGCACCTTGACGCCTGCAGGCATGGCGCCGGCGACGCGATCGCACACCGCGTGGAACGGCGAGCCGATCACACCGCGCGCGAACTCGCCCGCGCGGGCGCGCATCATCTCGACGAGGTACGACTCGGCCGTCGACATGCCGGCGTCGATCATGATGGCCTTGGCCTCTGTCATCGGTGGGACGGCGCCGGGGTTGAACTTGGAAACGTCGTATGAGGAAAGCCAACAGGCAATTTGCTCGAAGCCGCCGGCCTTATACCAAGCCCAGAGGCGCGCCGCGTCACGCTCAGGCAGACGCTCGGCCTCGCTCCAGACGACCATCCAGCGACGATCGTCAGAAGGCAGGCTGATAGCGGCGCGCTCGTTGGAGAACGCAAGGACGAAAATGCGGTTTAAGGCATCGTACGGGTGTAGACCCTTACGGTTGACGGGCAGAAGCTCAGGCGGAGCCGCGATGATCGGTTTCAGTTGGTTTTCCAGCGCGCGGCGATCCTTGGCCTCAGCCTGTCGCAGCTCGTTGATGACCATGATTTCCGCTTCGAGCGCATAGCCCCACTGGCTCGACAACTCTTCGTTGCGCACCATCGACACGTTTACGTTAAGAGGCCCACCAACAGCCCATAAGAACGGCGCCCAGAGGGTGTCCTTACCGGAGCCCGGCCGGCCGGCGTGTAATATCGCGTGATTTATTTTTACATCGGGGTGCTGGACTTTATAGGCCATCACGCTTAGGACATGAGCGCGCTCGGCAGGCTCAGGGATCATGTGCTCGAAGTGTGCAAGCCACGGCGACACGTCACCACCACCGCTCACGACCGGGCGCGCGTTGCGCCAACGGTTGCCATACACGAGCCCAGCACGCGAGACGAGAATATCCTCGCCCGCCGCGTAAGTGACGCCGACGAGTGAGTGCGCGCCCTTCTCTTGGCGGTGCTCATCGAAGCAGATGGACGCCTCGATGGCCCGGCCGGTGCGTATGGATTTAGAGGAAACGTGACGGAAAAGTGCGTTGAACGTCCCGCGCGAAATTTCACGGCGCTCGACCATATCAAAGTACGCGTCGTCGTCCTGCAGATAGGCGAAACGCTCGTACCATTCATTCTTAGTCAGTCGCCCAAGCTCACGCCGGCGCACCTCTTCGATGACCTGTTGCGCAGCGTCAGGATACGAGTCGGTCGGCGTGATCTTCGAGAGCGCGGACTCCATCGTCTTTGCAAGCAGCTCATCGCGCAGGCCGTAGCCCGTCGCCGGGCCGCCCTCGGCCTCGACCCAACGGAGGAACCGCTCGCTGTTCCAGTCGCCGCAGTGCTCGTGGAAGCAGTCGAACGCGCGGTGCACCGGGTGATAACGCCCTTCTGGGTTGTTGTCGGAGTGCTCGGCGTGGTTCGGGCACACGACGCCCGCCCAGCCTGTGCTATTAGGCGGATTGATGACGAGGCCTTGCTCGGAGAGCCACACGAGCACGGCGTCGTTGCCGTCGTCCTCGATATGTAGCGGCTGATACGAGGCGGTGTCAGCGACCGCAGGCGTGACGTTCAGCTCTCGGCAGATTTGATCGAGAGTGAAAAACCGAATAGGAGAAAACTCAACGAGGCGCGCAGGGAAGTTATCGCGCCCAGGCTTTAAGTTAATAGAGCCGGGGATGCGGAAGTTGCGTACCGCGTTGATCGCGCCCTTGTCGGTGTAACCGGCCTCGGCGATCGCAAAAATCGCAGCGGCAAAATCCTCTTTCGTTGGCTGGTGGTCATAGTCGAACGTGTAGCCCCACTGGTAGTTGCCGGGGCTGGTTTCGATCTTCCATGACGGCTCTAGAGGCGGAATTTTGGACTTGGTGCCCACGTCATCGAGCACCATGAACGCGACGTGTTTCGAGAACGCGGTGCCTGCTGAGAGCTTGCCGTCCTTGAACCGATCGAGCACGAAGAGCGCGGTGTTGCCGTACCAAGCGGCAGGCTTGTCCTCGCGGTAACGCTCAGGCAGACACGGCGGCCAAGTGTATTTCGGCGTACCGTCGCCGTGCAGCGCCGGGGCGCCGTCTTCCATGCGTGGCTTTTGGCGCACCAGAAGAATTGTCTCGCCTTCTGGGGCGGCCTGTGCTAAATAGTCGACGAAGGCTAGCATCGTTAAATCTCCTTAGACCTTTGACCCCGGCTCCCACCGGGGTTTTTTATTTCCCGTACCGCTTCATGACCTTCACATCGGCCTTCAGCGGAAACCCCTCAGCCCACGCGGGCGCCGTGCACATGACCTCTCGCAACGTGGCGACGGTCGCATCGGCGGCGTCCTCGGGGCACTCCAAAACAATTTCGTCGTGAACATGCAGGACAGTCGACAGCCCTCGACGATCCAGCTCGCGCAAGCTCTCGCGCAGTAGATCGTTGGCGGTCGCCTGAGTGATGTTCTCGCACGCAAGGCCACGCCACAGTCGAGCGCGAGGCCATTCGGTCGCGTCGGCTGCGGGTTTCCATGCGGCTTTCAAGTACGATACGCCATCCTCTTCGAGGCGTGCAAACGGATAATTGAGCACACGTCCGCTTGGCAACATGTACCAAAGATGCAACTTGTCGTACAAATACGTCACACGTCCGGCGCTAAACTCGTGGCCGGGATTGCGCATGGCGCGCATGTACGCGTTCTCTAGCGCACCCCAGTAGCGCAGCGCCCATGGGTTAGCGCGGCGCCAGGCGTTGACGATGCGCTGCGCGTCGGACTCGCTCATGGTGATGCCGTAGCCGCGACCCATCGCCGCGAACGCACCGACGCCGCCAGCGAAGCCAAGCGACAGGATGGCGACCTTGCCGATCTGGCGCTGCTCGTCGGTGATGGCCTCGACCGTGGTGTTGTAGATACCGGCGGCTTCGCGCTTGTATATGTCGCCGCCTGCGCGGAACACATCGAGCACGGTGTTGGCCTGCAAGTCGGCAGACAACCAAGGTGTTGCGCGGGCTTCTATCGCTGACCAGTCGGCCACGACGAAAACGTGACCTCGGGTGGGGATGAGAGCGGGTCGCAACATTCCTTTAAGTACATCTGTAACCCGTCGCCCATATTCTGGAACGATACTGTGACCTCTGACCATTGAATGTCGGACGGCATCAGCGTTTCCAAGAGTGCGACGCGTGAAGTTGTGAACCTGGGCGCCATAGCTTGAAGCGCGCCCCGTGGCACTTCCACCAGCAAATACAAATGCTCCTCTGACACGGTGATCCTCAACATCGGCTAGGTTGGCGAGCCTGTTGAACTTAGCGACCGACGAGGCCCACAGATCGTCAGCGCATTGGATAACGTCCGCCACATCGGGCGGCACTTGCTCAGGGTCGGTGACGGCGAGCAAGTTAGCGCGCACCGCTTTGTCGATCGACGTTTTCTTCTCGCCGTCTTTGTAGACGGTCATGAGCTTGCGAGCTTCTGGCCCTAATCGCTCGGCGACCCACTCGCGCATACGCGGTGAGCGTACCGACGTGAGCGCGCCCTCGGTGATCTCAACGACGAGCTTCTCAATGTCGGTGAGCTCCTGCTCGGCGTAAGTGACGGCGG